GAGGGGCATTGAACAATTCTCGCCTTGGGACCGTCAGTGACCTCCATTTGTCGGAAGTCCTTTTCGGTGATGCGGAACTCTCCCGAACGCAGGAGTTTTTCAAGCACCTTGCAGTATTGGTCTTTCTTGGGTCTGATATGGTCGCGCTGTCCTGCGCATTCCAAGTGGCTGACAACGTAATCAAAACTCTCGGAAATATTCAGTGGGTCGGCAATCTCGTCTATAAGGTTGCCGACAGGTAGATTGTTCGCTTTGAGTATGTCTTTGAAGTCTGCCATTGCTTTGTTTTTGTTGTGCGCCTTCAGGCGCTTCAGTGATGTTTCGGCTTTCTGCTGTGGGCGAGGGTTGCCGAGGCTCGCGTCCCTCGGAGTTTGCCTTGGCCATCGCGTGGCCTCGCAGGGACTCCGATTATATAGTCCAAAAGGGGCATTGAATATCTTGCGCTTGCTTGTGAGCCGAGAGCCGTTGTTCGTGTTCGAGTTCGTGGAAACGTTGTTCGCGTTCGCATAAACGAGACCGCCATTCGCATTCGCGTTGTTGTTCGCACGGCCAACCACACGGCACCGTTGGGACGCTCTACCTTTTCCGTCATCGCGGACGGATGAACGTTTTTCGTTATCGGGGTTTAATCCTTTTCATATCTTCGGTTTTGAGAGTGACCCCGACCTCTTGGCGAGGTCGGGGAATAATAGTTTTGCTTGCGTCAGTCAGAGGTGACCATCTCAATCGGGCCGCTGAAGGCGAGCCGAGAGCCGTTGTGCGTGCCCGAGTACGCGGAAACGTAGTACGCGTGCGCATAAACGAGACCGCCATACGCATACGCGTAGTTGCTCGCACGGCCAACCACACGGCACCTACCGGCTGAATACTCCCACTTGTCGGAGTAGTTCTTATTCCACGCTGAGTTGTCGGACGAACATTTACCTGCGATTGTGTCCATGTAACGGCCATGACGGACACGGCTTATACAATAGCCGTTGCCGGACGGAGTGGCCTGCACTGCTCGCTCGGTGTCGGTCTGAACGTCATAGATGTGCATCACGCAGTCAATCGGATAAGTGGCATCATCGGTCGGGCATTTCTTCGCTTTCCAATCCATGAACGATGACACATTCATAGCGATGTGCGCCATCCACTCATAGTTGCAGGCTACGAAGTTCTGAATACCGAACATCAGATTGCCGAAGCCGGAACCGGAGGCTACAAGCGTCTGATTGCCCCATGCGTTGATGTTCTTTCCGTTGATGGTCTGCGTGCCTGTGTTGTAGCCTGCGCCACAGCCTCGGCCACACACGGCTTGGATGTCGCGGTTGCCCACCAATTCCATGATGATGTTCGCAAGGTCTTTGCTCTGCTCATAGGAAATGGCATGGAAGCCGGGGCCGCGCATTTCGCAAAGGTTGATGAAGTCTTGGCGAGTGCGGTGCAGCCCTGCCGGAACGGAAAGGTTGGTGACCCTGCCGTTGGCATCATACGTCCACGCCGATGACGTTGTGGAATTGTTGTCACCGACAACGGCCTTGGTGCCGGAGATTGAGCGTGCGCGGTTGAGGCCGTCCTGACCCATGCCGTAAACGCCGACAAGGAATTCCTTGCGGAATACCCAATCGGGTTCTATGGCCTCTATGGCGTTGCTGTCAACAGCGATGACGAGATTGTCATTGCAACTTGTCTGCGCCGTGAACATGAACTTGACCGCGCCTGCCGGAACATCGCAGAAGATGTAATCCTCTCCTGCCATGAAGTCAAACTGAGCGTGCGACAGCGACATCTTGAACTGCGCGATAATCTTGCCCTCTGCGTTGAGGAACACACAGCCGAGGTTGTCATTGTTGATGCCCGGCCAACGTACCTGCTTCATGCCCTGCACGTCCATTTCATAGACGCTCATGGCGGCGTTGAGCGAGATGACGGGTTCAGAGCCTATCGGGTTCTCCGAAAGAATAAGGGCGGCGTTCGTTTCCACCACAAGGTCGGGAAGCTGCGCTCTCTTGACCTGCGTGGCCGTTGAGATAGGTTCTTCCGTGCAGATGGAGCGTAACGAATACTTTGTCTGATTTTTGAAATCGTTGACACCCTTGTAGTAGTGGCTTGGGATGTGTTTGAATATGTCATATCCCATACCGCTTGAGTCCGTTAGGTCAATGCTCGTGCCGTTGGCCATGTAGTTGTAGTCATCGTCAAGCAGAGGCTCACACGTCATCACGCCTGTTGAGTTGTTGTATGTGCCTTTGACAGCGTGGCTCATCTCCTCAAGTTTCTTGAAGTGTCCGCTCGGTACGAAAACGTTGTTGAACAGATACCCCGTCTTGTTGTCAAGGTTGGTGATGTTCTCACAATCGTCCACATTATCCGAGTAGCACAGCATGGAGAACTGCGAGTTGATGAGGTCAAGTTCGGGGAAATACTGAGCGAGGGTGTTCAGTCCGGCTTCGCCGTCCATGTCGGCCTCCTCAATAAGTTCCGAGAGTATCCATCGGCCAGTGATACCCGAACACTGACCGCTCTCCTCATACGCCTTGCCTGCCTCGTCAAGACCGATGGCTCCGGTCCTGCGCAGCTGACGGAGGACGGCCACGCTCGCTGTCATGTTGATGTCGGGGATGCGCACCTCGCGGATTGCGCCTGCCTCCGCTACCGACATGACAAGTTCCTCGGTGTCTATGAACGGACACCCCTCTACCCATAGGCGGTTGATGTTGCTGACGCTCTCAACGTTCAGTCCTCCGGGGTATGTGAGGTTTGGCAGGTTCACAAGTTCCATGGAGGTCATCGTTCCGGGCAGGGTCAGTTCCTCAATAGGCGAGGTCTGCGCGATGTTGCAGGTGGTCAGCGCGGTATCGTTGGCAAGGACGCTTTCAAGGCGAGGACACCCTTTTGCGTCTATGCTCGTTGCCGTGGTGCCGCTTACGTCAAGTTTGCGCAGGAACGGCATATCACCGAGTACGATAGAGCCAAGCGAGTTGAAGCCGTTGAGTGAGGTGTTGGCCGTGTGCTTCTCGCCTCCAAGGATAATCTCCTCGCAGAGTTCCAACTTGCTCAAATCGTCAAAGTGGAACGCAAGGGTCATCTCGGAGAGGTCAATCTTGCTCATTCGGTTTGGCTGATAGATGTAGAGCAACGCGCCTGCGTCATGGGCGAAGCGTGTAAAGGCGTGGCTTTGGCCTGCTTCAAGGAACACCACCTCCGACAACTGACCGCTCGCGTCATTGCCGATGCCGAAATAGCCGGTCGCGCTCGCGGTGATGTAGATTTTGGAGTCCTCGCTGATGGCCGACACACGTCCGCTCAATGGGTTCGTGAAGAAATCACCTGTCTGATAATATCCGTCACGGATTGCCCAACGCTGTTCTATGAAGCGTGGCAGGGTTGTGAGGCCGAGGCCGTGCAGGGCGTAGAAGTACGGCAGGTTGGCGATGCCTGTATTGTCTATGTACTTGCGCTCGCCGTCATACGATGATATTACTTTCGGCCAAAACATAAGTTTTGACTTAACAAAGAAATACAACGCGCCGTCCGGGGAGAACGGCACCATCGTCTTGCCGTCAATCTCCGAGGTTTGGTTTCTCATGCGGTTGACAACGCTCTTCAGCGAGATTGTTGTCACGCCGAGGTCATTGCTGTTCCAACACTCCTGCTGTTTGTCCATGTTGTTGAACAGCACTGAACCGCGCCCCATGTAGGGATTGGTGTAGCCTGCCTCCTCATCGGTCGGCTTGTTGGGGTCAACCTCCGGGTCTATATCTCGGCCGCCGTCATTGTCCGCGCCGTTGCAGGTGTCGCAGTCATAGACTTTGTTGAGATACATTCTCAGCGGCTCCATCGTGCGTGTCCCCGAATATACGCCGTTCTCCACGGAACAGCCGTCCTCCAAGAAGAACATCGGCTGCATATTCTTGGCACGCTGGTCTACGGCGGCAAGGAAGTCGGTGAACGCGGTGTAGGCCATGGTCGACTCCAACGACATATAGCGGAAAGCGTTCTTCTTCCATATATCCTGCCAACCCTCAACCTTGGAGAAGTCGCAGGAGTCAAAGAAGCGAAGCATATTGAACAGGTCGTAAGGGACTTTCTTGCCGAGTGCCAAATCCTCCTGCAATTGGTCATCGTCCACCATGCACTCAAAGTAGTACGTCCACGCAGGATATTCCGTGGCGGCCAAGCCGAGTTTCTTGACCCATGAGGATGTCTGCGTTGACGGCTTCATCATGTCCTCGACTGTTGTCACGCCCTGCCACCAATCCATGCCTGCGTATTGCAGGAGTTCAAAGCCTGTCACCGGGTTAAGCACATCGCCCGTGACCTGCCACTTGCCGTTCACCTGCTTCATTGAACCGGTGGAGCGAGTCCACGCGCCGTTCTTGTAGCGGTAGATGGCATAGTCGCGTCCGCAATACTGCGAGATGAGATACACGTTGCCGTGCGCCTTGTCGGTGTTGGTTTCGGGGTCGGCCTTGAAACGTGCCTCGGTCTGCGCGAGGGTTTCATCGGCTGTGCCGAAGTATTCCACGAAGTCACCATAGTTCAGACAGCCGAGGTTGTAACCCGGAGTGTTCTTGAAGCCGAGGGCGGTCTGCTCGCCTTTGTCCTCTTTCCAATTGGCCTTTGCATGAAACCATGCGTCCTGCAATGTGTCGGTGGTGGCGCGGAATGCCGCTATCGGGTGGTTCTTGGTGGAGTGGTCCATTTGGAGTCCCGTCAGCACGTCACCGCCTCCCAAGTCCTGCGTGCCGTCATAGGCTCGCTGTGCAGGGGTTTGATAGGCAGAGCCGAGGGCGCGGAATGTGGCGTTCATCATGTCGCACACTCCGCAGTCATTGGCGTTTGACGAGTCGGAGTAGTCAACCTTGACAGTGATAACGTCCACAAACATACCTGTCTCCGACACAAATACCTTGTTGTGCTTGGCGGCTGTGATGGCCTTGCGTCCGAGTTCGGTGCTGTCATCGGGATTGAGCAGGGTGACGGTCGCTTTCAAGCCTGTCGCTTTGTTCTTCTTGTTGAAGTTGAAGCGGTCATTCTTGATGGGTCGCTGTGCCGAGGTAGTTCCCTGCCTGCGCCAAAGGGTGTTTATCGCCTTGAAGTTCACCTCCGGGTGCTGTGGGTTGAAGTAGTACAGCGTGCAGGCGAATTGGTCTGACGTTGACGTGCCTCCGTTCAGCGCATAGTCAAAGTTGTTGAAGGTGGTCTGGTCTGCCACTATCACATAGTAAGGCATACCCTTGGCCGCCATCAGCGACATTGACGGCTTGCCGATGGTGTCAAGCACGTTCTCGCGGTCATACTCGGCAATCATCGCGCGGACATCGCTCAGTTTGCAGAGGTAGTTGCGGAATGCCTGCAACCACTCCATGTAGGAGTTGTAGGCCATGATGTAGTTGAGCGCGAAATCGCCCGACTCCGAATTGAACTTGATGGTCCTGTTCTGACGCAGTGCGCTCGTCCCCGGCTGATAGCCTATGGCCGCGCACTCCTCGCCGTTGACATACATCTTCACAAACGAGTAGTTTACACCCGAAGCCGTTTCGTTTGGCTTATAGGTTACATACTTGCTCCCCGGTTCTACGACTATCGCAAGTGTGATTTTCTCGCCACACTTGAAGCCGACACGCTGACGCTTGGGCGTGCCGTTAAGCACAGTCAGAACTATCTCGTTGCCTCTGATGTAGAAGCCGACACCTGCTGTCGGGTCGTAGCACTCACACAGCATGGCATCCTTGTCTTTGATGCTCTTGGTGGAGAATGCCATCTGAATGGCGGCTCCTGCTGTTTCAAGTGCTGAAGATGCGAACGGAGGATAGGGTATCTCGGCTTGAACATTCTCGGCAATTCGCAGAGCGGTTTCACCGAGGACAGTTACAAAGCCGTTGGAGTTCCAGTTGCAACCCACCACATTCATGGTGTAATCGCCGTCCTTGATGGTATGGTCGGTTTCGTTGTTGCTTCGTGTGGAGAAGTCGTAAGAGAATACAGCACCATCCTTGACACTCGCGTCAATGGCTGAACCCTCAACCTTGAGTGTGACGGTGACGCTCTTGCTCTCTCCGCTTCGGGCGAAGATGTCAAGTTGCTTCGTGCCGTCCGACTTGAAGCCTTGAACCTGCTTGCTCACCTTGTAGGACTGACCTGCACCGCAGTTCACCGAGGTCACAACAACGCCGTCCATGACCACCTCCACCGGGGTTTGGGTCTTGCCCGGAGTATAGGCGGCCACGTCTACCGAGAGGCTGTCATAGAGGCGAACCTTGCCGTCATTGTTGTCATCGTAGCGCATGGCCACAACAGGCGTGCTGTTGGCTGGGTCGATGCACATCACGGCTGTGTAGATGATGTTGCCCGTCACACCCGATGCGAGGTCTTTGCCTTGGATGCGCAGTGGGTATGCGCCGTGCGTCAGTCGTTCGGAATTTCCGAACACGTTGGTCGGGTTGATGCTGATGTTGTGGCTGTATTGGTCGGTGACCGTTGCAGTGCCGAGGACTTTCCACTCGCCGTTGTAGAATATCTCCGTGGTGACGAGGATACCCTGCTTGGTGCTGACATTGTTCTCAAACTTATACATCGGCAGGCTCTTTTCACGTCCTCCTACCTCAAGCGAGGTGGAAGTTGCGTAACTGAGCGACTGTATGCAGGTGCAGGTCACGTCCACGGCGGTGCAGGTGATGACGCGCGTTTTCTCGTTGCCGTCAGCGTCAGTAGCCGCGATGATGAAGTCCTTGCTCGATGCGCCTGTGATGAAGTCGGTGAAGTCAAACTCAAAGGTGTAGTTGGTCGCGCTCGTTGACGATGGCGCGTTGACAACCTCGCTCCACAGCACCATCTTCGTCAGTGCGTCAAGGATGCTGATGGTCTTGATTGTTCCGGCGATTTCGTCATCGCCGTCAAAACTTACACTCTTGATGGCGGCCCGCAGGGCGATACGGCCTCCGTATGCGCCCCATACGGCCTGCGACTCCGGGTAGATGTTCAGCGTGCTTCCGCTCGCCGTGCCTGTGCCGTTGCTTCTCGGTATCTTGATGGGGTTGCCCACGGCGTTGCCTTGGTGGTTCACGCCTTGCAGGATGTAGTTCTCTGCATCGCTCAAATCATCAAAGTCAACAATAGGCTCGGTCTGAAAGGCATCGTACACACCGCCTGCGGTGATGGCCTTGGTGCTGTCCTTTTCGGGGGTGTCGGTGGTTTCAACCTTGTTGCCTCCCCCTCCGAAGTCTTTCCACTGAGCCTCATTGGTGGCCTGCATATCATGGATGCTTCCCTGATACTGCTTGGTTTCCCACGCTATCGGCTCGGAGTTCCGGCGGTAGGTGATGACAAGTCCCTCCTTGCGGTAGTTGATACCGCTTGTCCCCTCATAGTCTATGAGTGCCTGCACGGCGGTTGACAGCGTGTAGTCCTTATCTCCGCAGAGTTGGTTGATGTTGATTACGGGTTCAGTGCCTGCCGACATTCCTGCAAGGTCTATCCAGTTCTCCTTGGGTTTGCCGACAAACTGCGACTCGGTTTCATTCGGACCGATATACTGATACGTTTTCCATGACCCCGGCCCTATGGCGAATGTTATCTGCAAGCCGGGCGTGGCCATGCCTGCGTCATACACCGCCTGCAATACGTTGTGGACTTGCTCCTCGGCCACGATGTCCGAATAGTATTCTCCATCGGCCAAGGGAACCTCAACGGTGGCGTTGTAGGTGTTGCCCACTGACGCGCCGGTGATTGATACGAGTTTCCCTCCATGCCACAGCCATCCCTGCCCGTCACATATGAATATCTTCCCTGCGTTCGGTATGATGCCGTCCTCGCTGGTCTTGCCCCATCGGGCTGCGTCACTCCAATTGTTGAAGTATGCCGCCTTGCCATAGGTCTCACCGTCACTTAGTACCCTCAGCACGAAGCAGTTCGTGTCGCTGTTGAAAACAACGGAGCAGTATCTTGATTCGGAATCAAGTTCCACTGATGCTTTAGTAACACTTACATCCTTTACCACTCCGAAAAAGCGCGCTACGTCCATGGCGGCAAAGGGAGTATGGCTGTCCGGAACCCTCCCGAAAGCGTCAAGCGGGGCAATCCCGTGAGGCTTTCCTATTGAATTAACCAAGCCAAAGACATCTGTCGAAAGCTGCATCCCCTCGTCTCCGGGAAATGCTGTGCCCTCTGTGTGTCCGAGCACGAGGCCGGAGCCAACAGGCATAAGTCCCGAACCGTCCCATCTGTACGGCCTGTTCTGTGACGTGCAGACATAGAGCCTTTCTTCTTTTGGCCTCCACCCCTCGATGTCTGACGACACACCGAACTTGTCGGCGTCGCCCCAATTGTTGTAGTACGTGAACACGGCCACGTTCAGGACAATCTCGCCCGCTTCTATAGCCCAAATATCCTTGGCGGTAATGCTGCTGACTTCTCCGTTGACTATGGCAGGGGCAACTGCGAGGTTTTGCTTGGCAGGCCTGCGGATGTCATTCCATTGTCCTGCATTGGCAACCTCAATATTCGACACTGCGAGAACGAATCGTTTCGTGTCTTTGTTGTAGACCACGAGGCAGCCGGAGTCTGTGGATTTCGCCTCTATTGATGCGGTCCGCACGGCTATTCCCTTAACCAAGGAATCGAAGCCTATGAAGTCTCTCTTGGTTGGCAGATATGCTTCCGGCACTTTGCTGTCGCTCCCGAGTGGCGCAAGTCCCCCGGCCTTGCCTGCTTTCTCAAGTCCGCAGTCTCGCCATGGCGTCCAATGGAATTGCTCTGTTCCCGGCAGATGGGACGCCGTAAGATTATAGCTGCGGAAATACTGCGAGATTGTTCCGTCATTATGAATGCTCCCGTCAATGACTCCGTTTTCCATAACATAGTGCGTTGTCAGCACTTCTGTCACAACGTGGTTCATATTGTCGCCGAAAACATCAAGGATTCCCGCGATAAGCCTGTTTTGCATTACCCGATAACGGGTGTGTTTCGCTGTCCGGCTTATCTGCAGCATGGCCGATGGTGTGCCGTCTGTCCCCGCTTTGTCTATGTCTGCGAGGTCTATTGCGGGAGGAAGTGCCTCGTTTGCGGTGTCCTGCGCGTTTGTCGCCGCGGTCTTGGCCTCGTTAGCTGTTGACTGCGCCGTCCTGATGTTCGTTTCGGCTGTGGTGAGGCGCGCCTTGACACTCCCCATGTCGGTTGAAAGCGTGTTGACTTGCGTGCCGATGGAGTTTATCTGCGTGCGGATTTGCTCGATGCTCGTCTTGTTTGCTGTGACTTCTGAGGCCACTTTCTTCAAGTCTGCGTCAAGAGCTGCCACAGCATCGTTGTACTGTTGGCTGTCAATGGTCGGGTTGCCTGCGCTCTCGCCTGTCGCTACCCATGCACCGCCATCGGCGATGTAGAGAGGGGCCGGGAGAGTGTTGCCGACCAACGCCCACCATCCGTCATGCGGTAGCGGATACGCCTCACGGAGTTTCTCGGCTGTGAGGAAGATACCTTTATTCGGGCCTTTGATGTTGCGTGCATCAAGCCAACCCTCAATTTTAAGGTTCTTCTTCACAGTCGCGTTACCCTGTATGGTCGCATTACCGCCTGCGGTGACGTGTCTGCCTATCGCAACGTCACCCTCTATTTCGGTTGTTTTAATCTGACTCATACTAAAAGTTGTTTACTTAATTCGGACATCATTGAGGATAGGTCGCTCTGGCCGATGGTCGCGAGTACCAACGAGGCGGCCTCATAGACCACCGACCTATAGCACCGCTCCGGGATTTCAATGCCTCCGTCACAATCCACCTTTGGCAGGGGGATATAGACGGCCTGCTCTACGGTCGCGGAGGTACTCTTGCAGGAGAATAGTTCAAGCGCACGCCCCTCGGCTCTGCTCACGATTGCCACAACAGGCTTCTGCGGATTGCCACGGATGCCCTTGTAGCGTGAGAACTGAAGTTGATACTGAGGGTCGGCCGCCGTGATTGGCTCATACACGGGTCGCTCCCAATCGCTCATCTTGAATATCAGCAGGCGCATAAAATCGTCCGGCAGGAGCGTCCACCCCGAACACTTGTCGCGCCAAAAGACTGCATCGCCAAACGGAAGTCCTCCGTCAAGCAGGTGTGTGGGAGCATTGGTGACAACTCTGCGCACGGCCTCAACAATCTTGGAGAGGATGATGTCATCAAGGGCGAGGGTGTCAACGTCCTCGTCCGAGATGAGTTGCTCACTCGTCTTGTTTTCGTCTATGGCCACGCGCACGTCACGCGCTATCCATTTGATTTTATACACCATGGCCGTGAGGGTTTAGACGAATTTTATGTCTATGTTGTGAGCCTCGGCGAAAGCAAGGATGTCGGAGCGTGTGCGCAGCTTGCTACGCACTGCGCCGTAGTTCTGCTCAAGGTAGTCCTTGGCGTCATCGTTGATGGCAAACTCCACCTCAACGCGAGGCAGGTCTGCCTTGGCTTCGGGTGCTTCCCCGGCCTCGGTGTCCTCCTGCTCTGCTTCGGGTGCTTCGGCAATCTCGGACTCCGCTTCCGCGTCTGCGTCATCGTCATCTGCCTCGGCGGTCTGCTCGGGGGCAGGCTCTGCTGTCGGGGCGTTGTCGCTCTCGGTCGCAGGTGTCGGCTCAGGCGCGGGGGCCGCAGGCTGTGTGTAATGCTCTATCTGCACATTCTCGTCAAGGTCTATGACGCTGATGCGCTTGATGAGTCCTCGCTTGAATTCGGGGCTGTTCTCTATGGCGTGCTGCACCATATAGTTTGTGGTGGTGAACTTGGCAGGGTTGACACCCATTGCGTTCATAGAGCCGTCCGTAAACAGCACTTTCATGTTGTTTCTTCCAACCTTGATGACGGCTTGGAACTCCATCATGCCGGACACTCCGTAAGTGATTTTTCTCTTTTTCATTGCTGTATGGTGGATTTAAAAAGAGGCGGACGGCTTGCACCGGTCCGCCTCTTCGTGATTGATTTTCGGTGGGGGAAATGATTAGTCGGTTGCCATGATGTCACCGATGTACTCGCTCCATGTAGTGGTAGCGGATGCACCCTCGCCTGTTTTCGTGGCTTTCCACAGCGTGCCTTTGACTGCGTCAGTGCTGATGCCCGGACAGTCGTTGAGCATGTAGAACACACAGCCGTCAGCAGGGTTGGTCGGCGCGTTTGCTCCACCCTCGTAGAGATGGAAGTGAACGGCATCGGGGTTGAGGTTGCCGTCGGCGGTAGTGGCCTCGCCGTTTATCCACACATGGCAAGAGCCTTTGAGCGCGAGTGCGTCCCATACAAGCATGGACTCGCGTGTTGCCTCCTCGCCCTCCATGCGGTCGCGTGAAGTGTGTTCCGCGCTGTACTGATAGTGTACAAGGCGGTCGGGCGCAACGATGAACGCCGAGTTGCTCCACTTGAGGCGGTCAAGGGTCGGGTCATGCTTGAACTCAAGGTCACCGAACACGGTGTGGAAGTTGGTGACTACCCAACCAACGGGGTTGGTCTTGGTGGTAATCTGAATTTCGGGGTGCTTGGAGTAGTCAATGCACTGAATGTTCTCCAAGAAGTTCTTGCCTGCAAGGCAGATGACGCTCTTGGGGACATCCTCGCCGGTGAACACCATCTTGGCAAGGGCGATGACCTCCTCAACGGTCCACTTGCCGAGGTGCTGAAGTTCTTTCTTCACCTGATAGCGCACGCCCTCGGTGGTGTAGACGGTCTGAACGCCTGCCTTGGGGGTCTGAACGCTGAACTTGCTCTTGCGTCCTGCATAGAGCGTGCGGTTGCCGCGCACCTTGAAGTTGGTGATGGCGGCCTCGGCGATGACAGCCTTGCCGAACGGAATACGCTTCTTCTGCGCTTCGTAGTAGTCAGATACAATCTGGTTCATACCGCGCTTCTGAAGATATACGGTTGTGGGCTGCGGAACGATGAGGTCGGGGTCAACTTCTTTCTGCGTTTCATACAGCGCGTTGGCGAGGATGATGCAGGTTGTTCCGGCAGGGATGGCAGGTGTCTTGCAGAACTCGTCTGCGGCGGTCTGCTTCGGACCGTTGACAGCACGCACGATGGGGTTGCCCGTGGCAGGGTCATGGCCTGTGACGAACAGCATGATGGGGCGGCCGGGGGTCTTGGTCTGACCATCCTCGGCATAGCCGTCTACGCCGTCAACGAGCAGAGTGCCGTAGGGGCGAGGGATAGCGGCATCGTTGGCAGGCAGGGGCAGGATGAACTGCTGTGATGCGCCTGCGGTAACGGCGGTGGAGGTGGTGACGCTTGAACGAGGCTCGTCAATCATGTAATGGTCGACTTCGGGCGAGGTGACTTTCACCTTCTTGGCATGCAACATGAGCTGCATGAGAGGGGTGTCATCACTCTTGAACTTGAAAAGTTCGTTGTCAAGGTCGCTCTGAACGAGGTTGCCGGGGCCGATGCCACCTGTCGCGCCTGCGACATTGCTGACGGTTGTGGCTGCGCCTCCGACCTGCGTCTGAACACCGGCTGTTCCCGGTGTGGCGGTGGGTTTAGTTCCACCTACATTTACGGTTTCTCCGTCCATGTCAATAAAAATTAGAGGGTTTGTAATTGTTATTTGGTATCACGTTGTGCAAGGTTGCCCGGCTTGATACCGCCGGACGCGCCTGCGAGGTTACTTACTGAGGCCATCGCTCCGGGGACTTGGGTCGCTAACCCTGCACTGCCTTTGCTGACGTGCAGGCCGTGACCGCTCGGAACGCATTTTACTACCACGCCGTCCATGGCTACATCGCTTCGTTGGCAAGGTCAAACATGGACTTAGGCGCACGCGATGTGTTGCCCGGCTGTCCGTTCTTGCCGTTGAGAGGTATAGTGCCGTCACCCTTGGCACTCTTGCGTTGCTTCTCAACTATCTGAGCGTTGCGTCCTGCTATCTCTCCCTCCTCGCCTGCGGTGGCCACGTCCTCATCATGGTTGATGGCCTTTACCATCATGTCAAGGGTTTCGGGAGTGAACTTGCCCATCACGCCGTCACGCACGATGGTGAGCAGGCCGTCAACTACAGCGTCAATCTGCTCATCGCTGAGGCCGCGTTCCTGCTGGAACTGACGCAGAGTTTCAAGAGAAGCGTCCATGTTCTTCTCATACTCGTCATCAAGTTCCCTGCTTTTGGCGATGCGCTCAACGTAGTCCTTGTTGGCCTCGGCAATCTTATCCTGCATTTCGGGGTCATCAAGAACGTCCTTGATTTCCACACCGAAGTTGCGGACGAGTCCGAGGACGGGGTCATTGCCTTGGTGCATATCGGTGAGGAACTGCGCAGAGCGTGGGTCGGCTGCGAACATATCAGACAGGGTCTTTTCCCTGCCCTTGTATCCCTCAAGTTCCTGCTCGTATTGGTCGTAATCATCGGAAATCGTTCCGTAGATTTCCTCATCGTCCTCAAACTTCTTGTCGGGATATTTTTTGCGCAGACGTTCAATCTGTTGGTCGCGCCTGCTCTTAATTTCGTTATTATCAGCCATTGTTTTGAATATCTTATGGTTGTGGGTTAATCTACGCGCAAATTTAACTCTATGTTTTATGGCAGGACTTTTAACTTTTGTGACGTATTATCACTAACTTTGCAGTAGATAAGGCGCGTATGAAGTACTTCGGGAGTATATTGGATTTCACGAAAGAACGCAATGAGGATTTATTAAGAGTCTATCGTGAACAACTTGCGCGAGCGAGTTATATCGTCATGCCCGAAATATTTGCCTTGGTCGCAGACTCACCTGCAAGACGCTTTTGGGTTAGTGAGGAGCGTGCCGCCATTGTTGTATCTGCCATGTTGGCAGGGAAGCCTCTGCCGAAGATGCGCTCCAACAAGCGCGAAATGTTTGAGGAGATTTACCGCAGGTTCTTAATCCTCCGTTCCGAACATCCCAAGAAGTCGGTCTATGAGTTGGTCACGGCTGTTGTCAATCAGCCTGCCCCCAAGTTCTATCTCACTCCGCGCACTGTCGGAGAGTTTATTTACCGAATGAAGAATGGTTGGTATGACAACCAATTTGACCGATATAGACAAGATACTGACGGAGAATGACAGCCGTAATGAACGTATGTACGCCTCGTTTGACCCCATCACAGGAGAGGGGTCTATCGGGGAGCGCGTCCGTGTCTGCATTTCCGACTTCATCATCCCGGAGCAATGGTTGCCTGTTGATATGATGGCCATCCCTTTTGTCAAGAAGTTGGCTGACGCAGGCTCTATTGATAAGTTTCTCGCCGATGTTCTCCATGTAGAGCCGAATGATACCGACTTCTCCAAGGTCACCAACAAACTCATTCGCCTGCGCTACAAGCACGATTATCCCTTTTGGGCCGCCACGCTCTGCAAGATACACAACAAGGACGCAGGCGTTGACGTGCTGTTTCGCCTGCGCTATCCTCAGCGTATTCTCGTTTCCCGATTTGAGGAGAAGCGCAGGGCAGGCAAGCCGATACGTCTTATCCTCCTCAAAGCGCGTCAGTGGGGCGGCTCCACCACTACGCAGCTCTACATGATGTGGCTTCAGTTGATGCACAAGCGCGGTCTTAACTCTCTTATCATCGCACATCAGGGAACGGCATCCGATGAAATCAAGGATATGTTTGACACGATGATTAAGGAATATCCCGTGGAGATGCTTCACAAGATGGGTGAGCCTTACTCGATTGATGAGCCGAAGTTGGTAGGTGTCGGCAAGTCCGGCTCTACATCGCGCGTGCCACAGCGCAACTGCAAGATTAAGATTGGTACGGCTGAACGTCCCGATGGTTGCCGTGGCGGTGCTTACTCGCTCGTCCACCTTTCCGAGGTCGGCATTTGGAAAAAGACCGAGGGCAAATCCCCGGAGGACATCGTGCGCTCTGCCTGCTCGGGTATTCTCCTGCGGCCCCTCACAATGATTGTCATGGAGTCCACCGCAAACGGCACGGGCAATTTCTTCCACACCGAGTATAACGCGGCCGCCAATCCCGACATTCCCTCGCAGTTTGAGGCTCTTTTCATCGCATGGTATCAGATTGAGCAATACTCCCTGCCGTTCGCCAACTCTGCCGAGGCTCGCAAGTTCGCACAATGGCTCTATGACAACCGCGACAATGACAACGTCATGTCATCGCGTGAGGAACCGGGGCGTTATCTTTGGTGGCTGTGGAATAAGGGCGCGACATTGGAGGCCATCAATTGGTATGTGCAGGAACGCGCAGGCAAGAATGACCACGGAGTCATGGCTTCCGAGTTCCCCTCGGATGATGTTGAGGCGTTCGTCCATTCGGGTACTATGGTCTTTGACCGCTACCTCGTTGAGAAATTTGACAAGACCTGCAAGCCTCCTCGCTACATCGGTGACGTGTATGCCGATGATGACGAGGGAGAGGGCGCGTTGCAGAACGTGCGTTTCAGCGAGGACAGGCAGGGTCAGTTGTGGATTTGGGCGAAGCCGGAGATTGATGATGAATATGAGGTCACCGACCGCTACCTCACTGTTGTGGACGTGGGCGGCCGGTCCGACAAGGCCGACTTCTCGGTCATCTTGGTTATTGACCGCCTCAACATGATGGACGGCGAGCCTCCTGCCGTGGTTGCTCAATGGTACGGCCACTGCGACATTGACCGCCTCGCGTGGAAAGCTGCGCAGGTGGCGGCCTATTACAACGAGTCCTTGCTTGTCATCGAGTCCAACACCCTTGAAACGCATGACCGGGAAAGGCAGGTGGAGGGCGGTGACCAATCGCAGTACATCCTCAATCAGATTTCATCCGTGTATCCCAACCTCTACGCTCGCCGTCAGTCCGAGGACGAGATAAGGCAGGGCATACCGCGCAAATACGGCTTCCATACCAACGTGGCCACAAAGCCGATGATTATCTCCACTCTGGTCAAGGTCATCCGTGAGCGACTCTACACCGAGCGCGACCGCAGGTGTCTTGACGAGTTCCTGCAATATGAGCGCAAGCAGAATGGAGCATACGGCGCGGTTATCGGCCATCATGATGACTTGCTCATGACTCGCGCCATAGGTATGCACATCTGCCTCTATGAAATGGATGTGCCTCGCCTCATCCTGCGCAATCAGACAGCGACACGCAAAAAAAGCGGCCTCGTTTCCGAAGCCGCTTGGTAAGGTGGTCTGTATCGTTAGGCCGCCAACATCTGCTGTGCGCTCTGCACGGCCTGCATATTCGCGCCCTGCTGTGCCTGCTGTGCGAGTTCGGGAGAGATACCTTCGGGCATCTGACCCTGCTCCAACTGCTCGCGCTGTGCTTTGATGCTTTGCAGGAGTTCGTCCCCGAATGGGAAATCGCCGTGTTCCAAAAGTTGCTCCACGGATATTGCCTGCGCTTTCCACAATTCCATGAGCATCTCGTTCGCCATCGCGCGGTAGGTAGGCGTGGCCGTACTCTCCACGATGGAAAGGTCAAACTCAACGTTGCGGATTTTCTTCGGGTCATACTCAACGATTGAGCAATTTTTGCCTGCGATGTTGAATACTCGCGGAGTGTCATAGAATTGCTGAATGTTCTTGACATCCTTGGTCGCGCCGTCACGGATGAACTCCGAGAACGTGTCAAGCAGGTCAAGGAGCGAGGTGGTGGCGTTCTGCGCCTGCTGATTGTACAGCGAGGCCGACATGCCCGAATAACCCGGCTTGCCCTGCAATGCGCCGTTCACGCCCGATATGTCCTCAAAGAACTTCAACTGCATATTCAGCAACTCGGATATGCCGATTTGCGTGCAGTTGTTGGCAATCTGCTGTGGTATCGTCCTGCCGTCCTTGGGGGTCTTTATCATGATGATGCCGTTGAACCGCGCCCACTCGTCCGCGACTTCCTCCATGCTCATGCCCTTGGGCAGGCACTCCTCCGGGAACAGCAGCACACCATTGGCCGAGGCTCGCATAATCCAATCGTACATGGTGATGAGGCGGTTGGTGTATCGCTGTTGGTCGATGACGTTGCTGACAAACGAGTGTATCTCTCCGTCAATAAACGGATATGCGAGGAACACATAGGGGTGGCTCTTGTGTTCGTAGGGGGTTTCTCCCTCCTCAAGTATATCGCCGAACGGAGTCAGATAGTAGTAGTACCAATAGGAGTCTATGAACCATTCATACTTGATGAGCGGCACATCTTCCTTGGCCATGCCGAGTTCTCGCGCGTCCTCCAAGCGTTTGCGGTTCACACTGCCTACAAACTCCTCAAAGTCCTCCACGTCTACCTTGAACACGTCACCGCTGTTTACATCGTGACAGCGATAGCGAGGCTTGCTTTCCTTGCGCCACACCTCAATCACGCGGCACCTGCTTGTGTCCCTCGGAACGAGGAAATCATAATATCCCTGCAACGGATAGCCGAAATCCTCATAGGCCGTGGTCAGTGCGCGTTTGTCGCGTGCGAGGCGGTATATGTCGGCGAGGCGTTCAAAGTCCGCAGGACTATGGGCGAAACGCTGACACAGCGACTCAAACGAAATGTCATGCACCTCGCCGAGGCAGGAAACGTCCCATCCTCGGAAGTCGCGCATATTGTTGTCTATGAAAAAATTGTTGGGCTGAACGTAGTCCGTCCAACAGTCAAGTTTGTCCTCGCGCCATCCGTACCACTTGCGCTGTACCACGAAGCCGGAGATAAGGAACTCCTCCATGCATCGGGCGTTGATGCGAGTCATGCGGTTGAGCTGCATATTGCACTGAAGCACGGTTGACATCGTTTCTCCATACTTCTGCTCATCGCGGTCACGCGCCGTGCAGGTCGGCTCTTTGGCTTGACTGCGGTACACGCCGAGGACGGCCTGCACCATGCGCCGGATAAGATTGTTCTTCAACGGAACATTGCCCTGCTTGCGGATATAATCCTCCTCTTTCATGCTCACGCCGTCAACGCAGATGACATCATCCCACTGCCTGCCGTAGGTGTAGTTTTTGTTGCGCTCGCGGTCTTGCCGAAAGGTTTCCATCGCCCACCAATATTGTTGCGCTTCCCACAGCACCTCAAATGCGCGGTTGCGCCCCAACATCTTCTTTGCTTGGGCAACGCTGTCAAGTTCGCTCTTGGGCATGATGCGACTTGCCTTATGTAATTTCTTCTTTGCCATATCGGTTGTTGTTATTGGGGACGATGCAAAGTTACAGCCTTGCATCGCCCCCAATCGTTTAACTATTGTTGCGTGTTGCGCAGGTCGGTTATCATAAGTTTTTTGAGGTTTACGATAGCCTTGGCGCAGGAGTCGCGTTGCTCCGGGGTCTTGGCGCGTAGCCATTCTTTGGTGAGTTCGTCCACGTCACGCTTGTAGTCGGTGATGATTTGGTAGCGGTCAAATTCGGGGGTGGCCTCCAATTCATCGAGCATCTCATAGTAACGGTCCTCGTCACGCTCCCTTACCTTGCGTATCGCGCTCACGCGGTCTTTGGTGGTCTTGTATTCCTCGTCCCATGTTTTGAGGGAGTCGGACACGGCCTTGTCGGTGACGCGCGTGAGGCGTTCCTTGGCGAGGGTGTTACTGCGCTTGCGGTATTTCTCCATGATTTGCTCTCGCTCCTCGCTTCCGTATGCCCAGCCTGTCAAGGGTGCGCCTCGGCGTATCTTGTAGCGTGCGTATCGCTCGGCAATCTGCGAGGGGGTCATCTTGCTTGCCTCCTCGGCTGACGCTCCGAGTTCGTCAAAATAGAGTTTGTCTATCTGACTCTGCGGACAGTTGATGATGCGTGCCATCAGCAGGCCGAACTCGCGCGAGGTCTGCGCGTCATCGCCGAAGTAGTCCATCGTTGCGACAACGATGTCGGTCAGCGATTGGGGATTGACACCCACGCCCGACTGCACAAGCAGGTTGAGTATGTCATTCACTGCGGCCTTTTGGTCATTCGGCATCTTGCGGAGGATGGTTGCGAGGTCGCTTGCCAACGGCATATCCTTTGCAAGATACTCCCAATTGCCCTCTCCGTTGAGCCACATCTGACCTGCCGAACTCATCACGTCACCGCCTGTCAGACCCTCAATGCTTCCGAAATAGGTGTGGTTGAGAATATCGTCCCACATCTTGTCTTTCTCGGACTCATCGTCACCCATGAGGAGGTAAGGCAGGTACGCGCCCATGTTCCATGCAAGTTGCAGGGCGAAGCCGAACACGTCCACTCGCGCAAGGTCGCGGATGATGTTCCGGCGGTACTCGCGCTTGGCGTTGGCCGTTGCCTTGTCGGGGTCTATGCCGTCACGCCACATCTGCTTGGCCATGAACTCCACGCTCAACGCCTTGTTGCCCGGCGTCATGTAGCGTTTGAGACTACGCAGGGAGTCATACAACTGACGTGTGTAGGACATGGACGAGTTGCGGAATACAGTGAACAGCACCGAAAGCCACGAGCGGTCAACCTGCATGGTGGAGAGGAACGCGCCCTCGCTTGATTGCTGTGTCTGATTGAACAGGATTGTAGCGTCCTGCTTGGCTCGCTCCTCGGCAACATCGGGGTCATACCCTTTGCGCTTGTAACCTGCGAGTCGGCTCTGATATATGGCGTGTGAGCCGATGGCAACTGTCAGCGCGTCCACAAATGCGTTGGGGGACATACCTACGCGCGAGGCAATCTCAACGACACGGCTTCGCCACATCTTCCAGTCCATATCCGATTTCAGCAGGCGCGGGTCACCTGCCATTCGGCTTCTCCATCGCTTCTCAAACAACGGCAGGTTCTCCATCGACCATTTCCATGCTCCGTAAGGATTGGCGATGTTGGCCGCAAGGTAGAGAGGATTGCTGTCCGAAAGGTAGGCAGGCATGGAGAGGAACTGCTTCAGTGCGGTGAACACACGGAAACTTACCTTGGCGGCTGTGACACCCTTGGCGATGTTGACAGCGGCCTTGTCAAGAGCTGCAATCGGCGGTCGGTATGCTCCGGCGGCCATACTGCACACGTTGCGGAAATTTTTCCACAGCGTTTTGCCTGCTCCGTACCCACTGCTCATGTTCATCACTTGGTTGCGGAAACGCTTGTATGAAAGCAGGGTGTTGAGGTCGCGATTGAACTCTGCGAACGCGGCCCACCGCTCCATCTGCTGTAGGTGGTCAAGGATGACGGAGAAAGCGTTGGCGCCGGTCACGTCAAGGGCGAGGTTGTTGCGCCTGCGCTTGATGATGCTACCTGTTGAGGTCGCAGGCAGGGCGGTGTCAGTCGTATCGTCCGCCACATCCACATCTTCCAGTCTTGCGTTGGCAAGTATCTTCAATGGGAAATAGTTTTCGATAGCGGCCATTGACGCACCGAACATACGCTTGTGAACCTCGTTGTACTCGTTGCGCTTGCCGACGAGGAACTCCTCCTGCATCCAATCCGCAAGTTGAATGAACTTCGGGTCAAGGAAGTCCTTGATGTTCTCAATGTCATCCTCGGTGATACCCATACGGCGCAGTTTCATACGTCCGTCACTCATCTTGTCGGCCATGTAGATGTAGAGCAGGTTGCCCTGCGTGAGTTCGTGGTCTTTCATCTCGCCTCCGTCCCAAAATCTCACGGATGCTTTCGGGAGTTTTCGGTCAATGGCAAAGAGGTCACCCCACGTCATCTTCTTGCCGTATATCTCGCTGACCTTTGCGTCAAGGACTTTCAGAGCGTCACGATAACCCGTGTACTCTTTCTCGGCGGCCTCAACCCATCCGCGCATATAACGGTTCCAAAGATAACCCTCGCCACGCACGTTCTTCTTGCCGAACATACGCAACATCTGGTCAAACGTGCCGAGGGGCGCAAGCATGAAGCGGACGAAACTATTGTTGGAGAGTTTCTGCACGCGGTCATCCTTGTGGTGTTCATCGGTCGGCCTGCCCTCCATGTCGGAGTTGGCGTTGTGGTGGATTTCCTCAACGCGCTGTTTCTCGGCCTCGCGCCACGCCTTGGCTCGCTCAACGCTTGCGCTCAGTGCGTCACCCATCTGCTCAATGAGGGATTGATATGCCTCGGCACGCTCAATCTTATTCTGACGTATGGCATCGTTGGTGGACTCCACATATTGCTTGTATGCGTCATCCGTCATCTGCCCGGCGTCCTTATCCTCCTTGGCCTGCTTGATGCTGTCGCGCAGTGCTTTCTCCTCGGCCTTGCTCTCGGTGATGTCCTCAACATACTGTCGGGCGATTTGCAGGCCTGCGTATTCAAGGGTGGCCTCGTCCGCGATTGCTTGGTCGGTGCTGCTCATGCGGTTGATGGCCTCGGCGATGCGGTTGTCAATGTCATCCTTGGGCAGGGACGTTGACTTCCTTACCACCTGCGCTATGCGTTGTCCGTCCGGGTCAAGTTCGCCCTGCACCTCAATTCCGCGAGCGTCTACGCGGCTCCCTCGGATGGCGAGGAGTTTTCCGAACGCGCCTGCTCCGTTGCGCAGTTGGTTGTCTACCATTATATCCATCACCTTCTGCACATACTGACTCACGTCCTGCTTGCCGACAACATTGTTGACAGCACCGAGGATGCGCTTGGTTTCAAACTTGCTCATGTCATCAAGCAGACCTGCGTCCATGAGTATCTTCGCGAGGTCGGTCACGCTCTTGACAGTGGTGATGTCATATTCGCGCTGACGTGCCATGGCCTGACGCAGGTGGTTGAGGTTGCCCCCGATTGCTCGCATGGCATCGCGCTTGGCCTGCAAGTTGTCGGTGTTGGCCTGCATAATCTCGGCTTTCATCTTGGTGATGGTTTCCTCAAGGCTCATGTCCGGGTCGCGGAACATCGTCCTCTCGTCTGCATCATAGCCTGTCTTACGGCGCATGGTTATGTCCTCGGCCTCCTCAATGACGCTCATCCTGCCATTGGCTTTCTTCATCTTGTATGCCTTGTGGTAGATGTACGCCCATTGCTTGTCAGTCCACTTGCGCATCTTCGGGATTTTCAGACCGCGCAAGAGTGCCTCAAACGCCTTTTGGAGCATGGCTTTCATCTTGCCCCAAAATGTCTGCTCCTCAGCGGTCATCTTCTCAAACCCTTTCTCGCCGACCTTGCCTGCCACGTTGGCACCGTACTCCTCGGTGGCATCGCGCTTCATCTGCTCGCGCTTGGCGTTGGCCTCCGCGTGTGCCTCGGCCATGTCGGTATAGTAGTTGGCGTTGGCATCGGCCACATTTTCGTGGGCCGCCTGCTTCTCGCGGAAGATGCGGTCAACCTCGGCATCATACATACGCTTGGCGCGTGCGTCAATGTCGGCCTTGATTGCATCGGTGGAGGCGTTGTAGAGTTCGTCAAGCGCATTGTTCAGCAACTTCTCGGTGGGGAACAGCAGGCGCAGGCCATCGTGTCCCATGCCCTCATGCAGGAATGTGTTCTCTACATCGGCGAGGTCGGTGTTGTTGGGAAGCAGGATGGCAATCTCGGCAACACGGCTACCTCCGCGCTCAATGCGTGAGATACCTTTGGCCTTGGCCTCGCGTGGGTTTCGGGCATAGGCTTGGATTTCCTCCGAGGTGCGCAGGATGCGGACCGGCGTGTTCATCCGCTCCGACATCTCTTTCACACGCCGAGCCATCTCCTTTTTCTGCAATTCCGAACTTGCTCGTTCAAAAAATTGTTGTAACTTTGCATCCACAATCCCATCGAAGTCGGTAGTCCCCCGTGATGTAATCGGAATGGTTCGGCTCTCTCCAAGGATTTCACCGCCTGCGTTCCCTCTCGCCCGAGTAGTTATCGGTAGCGACAAAGCGTTGGCGGTTTTTTCGTACACTTCTATCCCTGTCACCATAAACGAGTGCGTCCCGGTAGATGACTTCTCGGAATGCTGCACAGTTGTTCTTACATAATATTCACGTCCGTCAATATTGACCTCTCCAACATAGTTGTCGAATGAATCTACATTCGGATGCTCTTTATGTATCGTTCCGTCCGGTCTGGTCATTCCTCCAAGATTATCCTCCTCTGAATATGCAAGCACCGAGTTGTCAAGCACTTCATCAAGTACCGGCACAACCTGCCCGAACAATCCGCCCTCCTTGTAGATTTTCTTGAACGCGCTACGATAGAATTCTATCTCCACGCCGTTCTTTTCCACCGATGGCAGATTATTATATACCTCTCGCAGCTCGGCCTTGCTCAATTCATTCCGTTTAACTTTTACAGGTTCAAGAGCGCGTATGGCAAGAAGTCGCTCTCCATCGGTCATATCCTCGCCGTCACGAAGCATGGACTTTTCTCCATCCGCGCTGTCCTCATCATCTTCGGAGGTAAACGTGATGTCCGTTGCATCCTTAATGTTGGCATCCATCTCGGCATACTTGGCTTCTTTCTCTCTGAGTTCCTCCTGCATGGCAATAGTGTACTCTTCAAGTTTCTGCTCCAGTTCCTTGATGCGCTCGCCGTGTTCAAAGGTTTTCCCCTTGTCTTTCAGCAGGGCGGCAAGGTCGGTTTCATTACGCTCTTTGGCGTTGACCCATCCCTCGCGGTTGCTGCGCTCTTCCTTGCCGCTTGTCACGTTATCAACAAGTTCGTTGATAATTCGCTTCAACGGAATGTCGCCGAAAGAACGCTTGTAATCTATGTCATGGGAAACCACATCGTGCTGGACTTGCACATCATATGCCAATGTACCCTGACCACCATACCCGGCCATCCGACTGACATGAGTAGTCATTGTGAAATGGACGTTGCCTATGTCAAATGTCAGAGTAGAAGTAATAGGTTCGTCCTGCTGAACACTCTGCTTCTTTGCCGCCATAGCCTTGTTGTGTGCCTCAAAGACTTTCTGCATATCCTCACGAGACTGGTAAGTCTTGCCGTTGATTGTGATTGTCGTGGGATTGTTTTCAAGCAGGGCGAGAATCTCATCACTGCGCTCAATGTTACCACTAAACTGCTCAATCAGTTCACGAAGTCTTGGTTCGGCTCGGTGGATATACATCTGATGCTGTCGGTGCTGGTCTTGCTTTGCCTGCAACTTGCGCAATTCTTTCTCTGTTTGGTTCTGAAGCATGGCATACTGACTGCCCGACAACTCTGCGGTGATGTTGCCGAACTCATCTCCCTCTTCTTCCAGTATTCGGTTCTCAAGGTTGTTTGCAAGCAAATCCTTGGAGTGCATGATGGCGTCCGCAATCGCACCTTTGGTTTTCAGTCGCTGATAGGCGGTCACGTCAAGGCTGTCCTCAACGCCGAAACGGATAACCCTTACTGGAATACCCATTTCTTTGTGCATATTGCCTTGACGCAATAGCCTGCCCATTCTCTGCCAATAGTCCATAGGACGGTTGGGCGCGTCAATGTGCATCAACGTGTGAAGACGCTCCTGTATGTTCACGCCTACACCAAGACGCTGTGTTGTGCCGAGTATCACTCGGATTTCTCCGGCGTTGACCTTTGTAAAGATTTTCTCTTTGGCTTTGTCAGTCATGCCGTCTCGCATGATTATAACCTGCTCGGCAGGGACACCCTGCGCAATCAGTTTGGTGCGGATGTCATCGAATAGGTTGAACTCAACAGCACCAGTTTCCTTATTCTTGCGCTGATAGTTGTCGGCGAAGATTGCAACAGTACCATTGTATGCCTTGCTGTCCTCTAACGAGCGGAGAGTCTGACGCACGGCTTCATTGGTCTTGCTGTGTGGGTCATCGGGGGCGTTAGCCATGACAAGACGAGCGTCAATGGCGGCCGCCTTGGCTATGCCGTACATGACGAGAGGAATGTGACTGTTCTCTTTTTTCTCCTGCCCGCTCATCTCATCGTAGGCTTTGAGTTGCGCCCTCACGAATTTGAGAACGGCACGCAGTCCATTGGTCTGCGGCAGGAAGAGGTCAGTCGGCTGACCGCCTTCCAGTTCGGGAATTTGGCTTTTTACCTCTCCTGCCTCGGCGGTGAGGACGGTGTCGGTTATGCCAGCCCATATTCGTGCGAGTTCGGGGAGGTTGGAGTAACCTGCAAAGCGGTTATTCTCCTTATACGTTCCCTGCGTAGTAAATTCGAGCATCTGCTGAATGCTTCCGAAGTTGCGCACAAAATCATCGAAGTGCCAAATGTTATGGCCCTCCATGACCTCGCGCGGAAGCAGGTAACGCATGAACGTCCATACCTCTGCGGCTGTGTTGGAGATAGGAGTACCTGTTGCGAAGATTACATTTCTGCCTCCGCTCTTCTCCTGCACTGCCTTTACTTTGAGGTACAAGCCTTGACACTTTTTAGAATATGACGGGTCTACACCCTTGACACCGCGTTGCATGGCGGTGGCAAATCCGAGGTGCTTGTATTCGTGTGCTTCGTCCACAAGGATAGCGTCAACTCCGAGGTCATCAAAGTTGAGAGTGTCATCGGTGGCGCGGTTAAGCATTTCTTCGGCGCGAGTCTTGGCGTTCTCCTTTGCGATTGCGGCTCTCTTGCCGTCTTTCTTCGGCTTTGAGCCGGGCGTAACCATTTCGCGCTCCATTACATCACTCTCGGCAGTCTCGGCATCGCTGAGTTTGTTCAACTGGTCGCGCAGATTTTCAACATCCTTTTTGAGAGCTGCAACGGCTCGTCCTGCCTCGCGGTCTTTTGACATCGCTTCGATAACGTCCATCTTTTCTTGGATGGATTCTTCGATGAATCGGCGTTCACGGTCGGGATGGTCGGGAATACGCTCCAGTACAGATTGGGGAATGACAACCATATCCCAGTCATTGTAACGTATCTTTGCATAGAAGTCCTTACGACCCTCTGCATTGCGGTCTCTATCTTCAAGACTGAGAATGCGTGCATCCGGGTAGAGTGCTTTAGCACTTGCCACAAACTGACCGAGTGTGGCGTTCTGCACAACAATCATCGGTTTCTTGGCTGTACCAAGACGGCGCATTTCCATTGCGGTGGTGATGAGGGTAAAGGTTTTGCCTGTGCCTACCTCGTGAGCAAGCATAAGGCTCTGCATCGTGCCTCTCACAATGGCTTTAGCCTGATGTTTGCGCATCTTGATGGACTTTCCACCGATAACTCGCGCAGCTCCGTCAAAGTATTCGGGAATATACTCATCGGGGATGGTCATTGGCGCAGAGTTATTGAAGATGTTGTTGTATCTTTCCTCAATTTCCTTTGCCAGTTCGGGGTCGGCTTCCATACGAGAGCGCAGCCATGACTTGAAGTCATCGCGGATTTCGTCAACTTTGGCGGCGCAGGCAGATGTCGCTTTGGGGTCGGATATGGTGGGGCCGTCTTTCTGTTGCTTTGAAACACGGATAGTGCGGTTGGTCATGGCTGCCTCGATCAACTCTGTGCCAGTAATGACCTTGTCGCAGACTTCACTTCGGATACCGAATGACTTGTCCTGCTCTCCAGTCCATCGTGGCTTATCCATAGCCCACATACCACCTGCATAGGTGAGTTTTACGCTTGCGCCTGTGCGCTCTTTGACATATTGTTCAAAGAGTTCGGGGCGCAGCCATGAACTGCCGATGCTGAACTCTATGAAGTGAGATGGGATGCTGTGAGGTACGACCTTGCGCAGGGCGGTGATGTTTGGTGTATATCTTCCGTCCTCGTTGTTGGCTTCTGCCTGTTGCATCTTCTCTCGCACATTGCCCGAAAGGTATTCGTGAGCGGCTTCTATTGAATGCGTGAGGGGATTCTCATATCCGAGGCCTGCTTCTATTACCTCACGGCGAACGTCTGCCTCATTCATGCCGAGCTGCTCTGCAATATATCGGGTGTCAAGTGAGCCAGTCTGACGAATACTGAGCGTTACACCGTCACGGACGTTTGTCGCCTTGGGCTGTTCGGGACGAACAACGACACGGCGGCTGAATATATCAGCCTTGCCAAACACCTTTTTGTGTTCAAGACCTTCCTCACGATACGTTTCAAGAGCAATTACGGAGGGATAGTCAACATCATTCTTCAGCCATGCCAGGCCGTTATTGCCGTGCAGGTGTCCGTATGTGGTCACAAAGGAATCAAAGGCGCGGTTTAACGCTTTGAGTTTCGGCTGTAATCCCTCATCGGAATCAGATGCCTTTTGGTATTCAAGCAGGTCATTGAGTGCTTTCTTGATGTCATTGTAATCTTGTACAACTTGTGCGCGAGTACGTCCCTTGACCTTGTTCTTGTTGAACTGGGCGATACGTTCATCTGCGCTTTTGGGACTCTTATTGTCAAGTTTGGACATGAGCGGACGCGCTGTTCCGTCATAATTGACGCAGATACGACCCTCCGAGTCCACAACGATTGTTCCGGTCTTTACCTCGTTTCCAACCTTGTCATAGGTCGGGACATACTCATCACGGTGGTTCATGACCGTGGGAGCGGTTTCTTCCGATGCGTCTGCCAAATTCCGCTTCATGTCCTCAACCCATTGGCTCAACAACTGTGACTGGTCTTTCTCCTTAACTGGATACAAACCTTTGCTTTCGGGTCGGAAACTGGTGTCGCCCTTTTCAAAACCGAAATGCATTTCGCCTGCCATGTATTCGGGATGTTCAACATAGTAGCGGTTGTATGACATGGAAAGCGTTTTGATGATTGGAACCTCACCAACATTCTTGACTTTCTTTGTCTCGCCAGTATTATACTCGGCTGTGCGTACTCCTGTTGTGAGTGAACAATCAATGGCATGGGGTGACTTAACGCCGTTCACACGCTTGCGCACAACAATTATGTCGGATGTGGCATTAGTGCCTCCGAATGTTTCGTTGTGCATACGGAACATTCCAACGATGTCTGCGTTCTCGCGGTTGGTAAGCCACTTGTATAAACGGCCTGTGCCGTCCATTGAGCCTGCTGTGGTGATGAACACACCGACACCGCCGTCACGCAGTTTGCGGACGTTCTTCGCTATACAGAAATCGTGAATTGATGTCTTGAACTCTTTTGAGATGTCTGCATCACCACTTGTATCGGCGACTTTCAAGCCGGGGACAAATGGAACATTGGTTATGACAAGGTCGTATGTGCCAGTCTCAATCTTGACTTTCTCGAAGCCGTCAATATCAACAACGGCATCGGGATAAAGCAGACTGAGCATTTTGCCTGTTGTCGGGTCTTTCTCAACTGCGCGGATATAACTGCGATCACTGAGGTCTTGTGGCATTAGACCGAGGACATTGCCGATACCTGCTGAACCTTCAAGAACGCGGCCGCCCTTGAATCCCATTGCACGTGCAATATCCCACATTGCATCAACAATGTAAGCAGGAGTAAAATATGCCGAGTTACGCGACATCTCCGCGCCCTCGTCATACAATTTATCGCCAAGAAGTTGTCTCAGTTGTCGGCTTGTATCCCAGTCGCTGAAAGCCTTGCCAAGTCCACCCCAACCGCTAAAAGCACGGAGTTTCTTCATGTCAGCGGCTGTGGGTGCATCACCGCTCGCTTCAAGTTTCTTCATCGTCTCAATGGCGGCGATGTTGGCTTTGATGCGTGCGCTCTCGCTCTTGGGCGCGACTTCGTTGCCGCGCTCAACATGGTTGTTGTGAACGTTCTTACGTTCTTTTTCGGGCAGGCGTTCTAAGGCTGGCTGCGTAGCCACGTCATGTAATCCTCTGCCTCCTGTTCGGTCAGCATCAGAATCCATGCCAGTGCTTCCACTGCCTGCTTCTCCGGCAGGTCTTTCAGTTTCACGCCGGGGTTCATCTCCTCCCACCTGCGTATCCTGCTTGAGTTGCTGTCGTTGTCCCCCGGCTTCTCCGGGGCGAGTTCCCATTTCAGTTTCTTCATGATTGCTTGAGTTTTGAGGATTGTCGAATAGACCACCGAATAAATCACCGATAGGTTGTTCCGGCTTCAAAGTTACATCTTTTTTGCGAGATTTCTTTGACCTATTGCCAGTCAGAGTTGCTACGGCATCGGCGGTGGCTTTCTTCTTCTTTTTCTCCTGTTCGGCGCGTGCGACACGCTGTGCCTCTCCGAATATAGCGTCAGCAGGTTTGATGCGCTCCCAGTCGGCTATCTCGGTTATCCAATTCTGACCGAATGAGTCAAGAATTGGACGGCCGTCCTTGTCGAAGTCTGCGATGCGCTGTTTCTCCCACTTGCCGTTTCCGTAACGGTCCCACAAGACTTCATCGCCTATCTTGTAGCCATTGTGGGTTTCCTCGGCTTTGGCAGAGGCTTTTTCTTCAGCGACGATTTTCCCCATGCGCTCGGCTATAACGTCAGCCATAAGGCTTCGCTGTCCATAGTCGAACCATGCCTTTACGGCGGCAGGGTGTTCGCTCATCATCTCTTCAAGACGTTCACTAATCCATTTGTCAACGAACTCAACGACAACGGACTCCTGCACCCACTCGGTATTGTCGGCACGGAATGTGTTGAGGAGGTTTTCGTCATGCCGTGCATCAAACATGATAGCGTCAACTCCTTTCCATATCGCGGCCGAATTGTCATAGAGCCATGTTGACACGGCCTCTTTGTCCTTGGGGTCGGGGAATGTGGGGGCCGCGGGTGCCTCCTCCTTTGCCTTGCGACTTTCAATGTACTGGGATAGACCTCTTGCAATCTTATCCATGCCGAAACTCTTGCCCGTCTTGCTTTTCGCTTTGGGCAGAACATCAGCAAGCATCTTTTCAAGTTCCGCGATGGTCTTGTCATGCCAAAATTCGGGGACTTCAAAGGCTTCCTCCTTTGGCAGATATTTCCCGATTTGCTCTTTTATCGTGCTGATAAGTTCTCCATAAGTAGGGGCAGACAACCATGCTTGGTGGTCTTCACCTATGATGTAGGATTGCTCGTCACCACGCTTAAGAGTTGTCATCAGTTCGGTAAGGCGCAGGCTCTCGTTGCCTGTGCGGTCAAAGCGAATGTCTATACGCAATGGCTCATAGCCACTGCGCACAGGCAGGTTAATCCTTACATAGCCTCCCTTTTCTCCGAAGTCTGCACTTACCACATTTACGCCTTTCGGCAGGTCGGTGAGTTTAAGACCTAAGTCATCAACGAGTCGGGCCGCCAAGTCTGCTCCTGCCTCGGCCGCCTTGCGCTCTACAATGGCTACCGGGTCATTGCCTTTTCGCTCAAAGTACCCTAAAATGGCAAGTTGTTTGTTGATTTTGTCAAGTGCCTTGTCTACTTTTTCGGAGGCATCTGCGACTGCTCGCTCATCTTTCGCGCTGTCTGCTGTAGCCTCTGCTTCGCTTGCAACAGCCTCTGCTTCTTTTGCAAGAGCTGCTGTATCTGCTGCTGTCTGCTGTTCATCTTTCTTACGTTTTTCGTTACGTTGTGCAATCAGTTCTTTCTTGGCCTTTTCGGCGGCTTTCTCTGCCTTACGCTCGGCCACGCGCATTTCGGCATCACGGATGGCATCCGGCGATGGCTTGTCAAAGTTCTCCACGTCAAAGCGGTCAACGTCTGCATCGTCCGTGTACCCCTCACCACCATAGCCGGGGAAAGCGTGCGCTCCCTTATACCATGATTTAAGGAACGGCTTAACCTTTGAGCCGAGGCGGCCCACAACAGCCTTGACAAAGTCGGGGAACGCTGTAACGCCATTATTAAGGAAGTTGAATGTGTAGTTTATACCTATGGAGTACACCTTCATCTTCTCTTCCATCGTGAGTTCGTCCGGGTCACGGAAATAGGAGTCAGTGCTTCCCTCGTCATCGTCAATGCCGAGGAGTTTGCGCAACTCGGCCTCCTGCGCTTTCATCTCGTCAGTCACCTTGAACTGACCTTTTGGCGCAGGCTCGCTCTTGGGTTCGGCAGGCGAATATGGCTTACGTTTGGCAAAGGCGGCATCTTCAAGCCGTTTCTGCAACTCGGTGTCCCTTGTCAGTCGCAGATAGGTGTTCACGCCTTTCTGCCCGAAAGCCTCATCCCTGCGGTATGATGTGCGCAAGGTATCCATGACTTTCTTTACCATTTCGCGTGCCGCGTCAATGTCGGGGTTGTTATCCACCATGTTCTTGAACATGGGATGGTTGACAAGCGCGTCAACGACTTCATCATCGTTGAACGACTCATCGGCCATATCCTCAACAGTGACTGTGTTGGCAGGCTTGGGCGCAGACTTCTTGCGTGCAGGCTTCTCGGCAGGCTTGGCGGCCTGCTTGATGTCCTCACGGCTCAACGGCTGTGCATCGGCCACGGCTTCCTCGTTGCCAAGCATTTCACCGAGTTGACGCGCGGCCTCCTCGCTTCTCATCATATAACCCTCCTGCTTGCGGTCATACCATCCGCGTGAGGTTTTCTTCCCCTCGGTGAGAGGCTCACGTATGAACGTGTCAAGAGCCGCCTTTTCCTCTGCGGTCAGTTCGCGGTTGAACTTGACAAGCCATACATCGCTTGTCTTGTGCTTGCCCTCATATTTAGTGGGCGTAATGGTGTACGGTTCAGAACTTTCTGCGCCGTCCATTTGTTTATCTGCTGACAAAGTGTTAACTTTGCCGTCAGAAACGTCTGAGTTTTGCGAGAGAGCCGTGTCACCTCGCAAGTCCGTAGGATTATCGTCAGTGTCTGTCGTCTTGTCGATTGACTCTGACGTTTCTTTTTTCTCAAATGCTGTAAGAAGCCATTTCTTTTTCTCCTTGTTCCATGTCAGACGTACAGCTGCCTTGTGGGTATCGCTTTCAAGATTGATGCGATTCTCACTACGCTTTACGATGTGCATATCATCAAGAATTTCTTGGAGATGTTCTACGACTTCGGGGTGGTACTTAACGAGTTTAGCAAGACCATAGCCGTCACTTTTTGCCGTCCCTGCTTTACCCCAAACAAGGTCTATATCACCGATGTCTTTATGATGAAGTGCGCCAATGGCTTCTCCGTCCTGCAATTCTGAAAGCAGTTTTATCGCTCCTTGTGCGTTACCCTTGAACTGCGTGAACACAGGGCCGAAATCGCTGAATCCATCCGGCTCAACTGATAGCACGGGATTCTGCTCCTTATACACTTGGACGCTCTTATAGTCGGCAAATGGTTTGGTCTTGCGCTTGCTTGAGCCAATCCACTTCTTGAACTCCTCCTTGCTGACGTGGGTAATCGCGCCAAGGCCGGTCCATCCGGGTTCATAGTTGGAGAGGTACGCCTCGCGTGCGGCCTCCACCGAGGGGAAGCCGTACATTACCTTATGCTCGTCAAAGTTGCCGTCCTTGTCAAGTTGGTCGATGACAAACACGTCACCCTGCTCCGGGGTATCGGAGAGGAACACGTCTATGTGGTCACCATCCACGCCCTGCGTGCCACGAATATATCCATAGTCATTCTGCATGGTGGTTTCCCACGGAGTTTCCTTGCCCTCCGCGTCTACGCTCTTGCCACGGCGCACACTGCCTTTCGGGTTCTCAATGCTGACGTTGTAGCCGTCAACCTTGAGATGCTCCATCTTGTAGTTGCCTGCGGCTTTCTGCGCTTCGGTCGGCTCGTTCAGTTGTTGAGGCTCTGCACCGCGTTGAAGAGCATCCGCAGTTTGTTCACCTGCCTCGTTTCCTCCACGCTGTTGCTGTTCTTCTGCGGCCCTGCGCTTGCGTTCTGCGATGGCGTTGTCAACGAGGGCTTGCTGTTCTTTTGGGGTTGCATTTCTGAAATGTTCGTTTACTTGTGTGAGAATATCTTCTTTAGAGGCAATCTCGCCTGTGAATATGTCAGCCTGCCCACTTGCCGACATGGAGGCTTCATTGTTGTAGGTGGCGAGGAATTTGCGGAGGTCGCTCGGCTTACCGCTGTTGAGGATGTCGGCAAGCAGGAGCGTTGTCGCGTCAGTGACACGACTGTCCCCGAACTCGTCATCAAACAAGCCTGCCTGACGTCCGAATGGACTCACGGGCATACCGTCAACATAGATGTCGGGGTTGGATGACTTGGCACGCTGAACGAGGTCTACGGCCTTTGCCAATTCATCGGCGAGGTCATAGCCGTTGCGAGAGAGAGTGCGGTTATTGGCAATCTCGCTCAATCCCATCACTATTGACTGACGCAGGGTAGGCACGGAGATTATCTGACGCACTGCATCGGGCGAGGCTTGGAATACCTTGCCGATAAGAGTGTTCTCAAGGAGTTCCTTTCCTCCTGCCGACAATGCCGTGCCTGTGCGGAGTTCGGGCATCTGCTTGTCATTGATGACCCCTGCCTGCATGAGTGCGCCCAATGCCTGCGCAACGGCTTTCTCATCGGCATAGTAGTCCGAGAGGCGGTCATAACGGCTGATGTCATTGACAATGTTGTTGAACACTGCATCGGGGACAATCTTGCCGAGTTTTACGGCGGCTTCGGGTTTGCCCTGCGATTTCTTTTCCTGCGCGTTGAAGCGTGCAAAGGTGGTGGCATCGTAAGGCAGAGCCTCGTCCGGCACGAACACCACGCGAGGATTTTTCATGCCATGCACCTGCTCCGGGGTAAAGCCGAATTTCTTGTGGCCGAATTTAGCGAGATAGTCATTATATGCCTTGTCAGTTCCCTGACGTGCGGCGAGGTCACCCGACATGGTGCGGTTGTTGCCCGACAGCACCACGCCGTCCTTGCTGACGATGACGGGGTCTTGCAGGGCGCGGTTATCGTATGAGCCTGCAATATCCTCCACGATGCGCTGTGCGTCCTTGTCGCGCTGATAGTCGCGGTCATTGACACTCTGGCCGTTCTCGTCTATGGGGAAACCCTCGGTGGGGGCGTAGGCGTTGTTGGCATCGTGGCTCGGTGAGGCGGCTCCTGCCTCGGTCAGCACATATCGGCCTGTAATGGTAGAGCCATCGGGCAGGGTCAGAGCGTCCTCGTTGCCCTCCACCTTGGGAGCGGCCTCCCAACGCTCGCGTATCTTCGGGTTGACAGCGTGAACGCCGATGCGCTCCTGCTCGGCCTGCTTCTCGGCCTTGATACGCTGTTCCTCCTCAAATCGTGCCACAGCTGCGTCATGAGCCTCTGCGTCACGCCGACGGCGTTCCTCCTCGTGCTGACAGTGCAGTTCGGCATTACGGTCGGTATAGACACGGAGTATATTGCTCCACGCCTGCGCCTCTGCCTGCGCGTCAGCGAGTGCCTGCTGATATTCGGCCTGCGCCTTGGCGTTCTCATCGTCCACGCGCTTCTGCTCGGCACGCATGGCCATGGGACCGGCCTTGCCTGCGAGTTTAGGCTTGGCAGGTGTTGGCGGCTTCTTGTTGAGTGCCTCCATTCTCTTGTTGGCATCCGCTATCATCTGCTGTGCGATAGGCACGGCGTTGGCCTCGCCCTCCATGGCCTCAACAAGTCCGTCCCATGCTGTTTCCGGCTCTACAGCCGTGAACTCATAGTCCTGCTTCTCCTCGTTGAAAGGTATGCGCGAGAGTGCTGTTTCGGCCTGCGGTTCGGGTGCAGGAATATTTTCAGCACCGATGTTGCCGTTTTGTGGAATATTTTCAGTGCCATTGTTGCCTGCAACCTCGGCAGGGGCGTTCTGCGGCTCCATCTGCCTGCGCTGTTGCTCATAACGATATGCGTCCAACTGACCTTTCATGGCCTCGGACATTGATTCGGGCGTGTTTTGGCTGTATATATTGATGAGGTTAGCAATCCATGCGTCATCAGCCTTTGCGGCTTCTTCCAATCCTTGCTCATAGGCTCGGTCATATTCCTTGGTGTCGGCTATAGGCTGTTGAGGTGCTTCCGCATCGGGGGCAGGGGCCGCAGGCTCCGGGACAGGCTCGGCAGGTGCTTCGGGTTCGGGAGGAACGTCAACACCAAACACGGACTCCTGCTCTGCGTCTATTTGGGCATAGGCCGTCTGCAACTCGTCCTGTGGGTCGATGCTCTCACCGACCTTATATATTTGGTCGGGGGACACAAACTTGTATTCGCCCGACTCGTCTATGATTACAATGCTCTCGGACGAGTTGGCGGCATCAACGCCCGACCCATCGGGATACATGGCCACATCGCCCTTGATGATGTAGGCAGGCTTGTCATCCACTTTCATGACGGCAGGGATGATGACGCCGCGCTCCTTGTGGGTGCGTCCTGCGACTTCCTGCTCTACCTGCTCACGCTTGCGCTGTGAGGCTTCGTGCGAGGCATCCATCACGCCGTCAAGCGCGGCCTTGGAGTTGATGTAGTAGAGGACGGCTTCCTGTTGGTCGGGGGTGAGGGATGGGTCATTGATGAGTGACCACGGATTTTCATTGACGTGGTACATCCAATACTCGGCCTCTGCCCCGAAAGCGTCCTCGCACATCTGATATGCCTCCTGCATACGGAGGGCGATAGCGTCTATATCTGCCTGCGCGGTGGGGTCACCCTGCTCAAAGCGTCCATACAGCAGACGGCTCTCCTCATACATTCGGTCGGCCTCGGCCTGCTCGGGAGATGGTTCATACTGTTCCTCCTGCTTCTGCTCCGGGAACAATTCACGCGCATAACGCTCCACAAGAGCCTGCTCCTCCTCAGTGCGGTCTTTTGGCTGTTTGCGCAGAGCCTTGTCAACGTCAAGGCCGGTCTCCTTGTTGAGGCGTTCGCGGATTGCTTCGGGGCGGTGTTCCGCTCCTGCCTCGGCGTTGCGCTTGATGGCTTCGTCAAGGAACTCCACAAGTTGACGCTGCGACTCGGTCACATTCTCGTCACCGCGCTTCACAGCCTCATATATCTGACGGATGGCCTGCGGGTCTGCTCCGCGCGATACCTCGTTGACTGCGGCCATGAACACAGCCTCATTGGCTTCTGCATCGCGGTATCTCTCGCCAACGTCAATAGTGTTGAGTTCTACCTGCCTGTTGATATTGTCAATCTCGCCCTGCGCCTCGCGCTCCGATGCGAAACGGCGTGAGGTGACAACCTCACCATCAGATGTGACTGAATTGACAATGAAAGAGCCATCCTCGGCCTGCTGTGTGTTGTAGGCCATAACGGTTCCCATTGGGAGCATACGACCCGTAAGGATGAAATATGCTTTGGCACGTGCGTTTTGGCTGACCCTGCTGTCCTGCATGAGTTCTTCCATCGCTGAATAGCCGTCAAATTCGGGCGAGCGGTGGATTGTTTCAGCCTCAACACGCTCTGCTCTCAACTCAACAGCACCATCGGCAGGGTTGATGTTGGGGTTCTGCGTTTCAAAGCGGTCACGGCTGAATAGGTCTGCGAGTTCGCCATAACCTGCCCGGCGCAGTTCATCGCGCTCGTCCTTGGTGAAATCCAAGTCGCGCGGACTCATATCCATACGCTGACGCAGGCGTTCCTCAAAGTTCATGCGGTTATGATTGCGCTCGGCCTGCGTCAGCGGTCTGCCATTGGTAGGCTTGATGGGGCGCAGGCTTGCGATGTATTGAGGCGCGCTCTTGACCATGTGGCTTGCCTTGAAGCCTAACATCATCGCCATGCTGTCACTCCATATATCCCAATTGGAGCGTTTGTTGGGGTCACCATCGGCGAGTTTGGAGTTCTCATATATATCGTATGCCGAGAATATTGTACCCTCCGCGAGTGTGGAGGTTGCCAATTCTCCCGTGCGCACAGCCACTTTTCCTGCTGTGCTTGTCGTGGCCTTGACATATTTGTCGGCCACGTTGCCTATGATGGGCGAGAACGCGCCTGTAACACCACCAAGCACAAGACCGTGACCTCCTGCTTTCAGCACCTCGCCGAAAGAAAACTCTCTTTCGCCCGTTTCGGGATTGACAACACCGCCGACAGCCATCTGACCTTGGATGTTTTTCAGAGCCTCATAAGTGGCAAAGTTGGCGGCTCCACCTGCGACTCCTCCGATAACTCGCCCGGTGAGGGTTCGGGCAGCATAACGCTCGGCCAACTCCTTGGACGCACCCTTTATCATCTGCTTGCCTGCAAGTTTCAATCCCTGCTTGCCTACGAAACTACCGACACCGCCGGATACATAGGTGGTGGGGTCAAAAGCCATGTTGAGGACTGTGCCTGTTATGTCAAGTGCGCGGTGCTGTTGGCCGTACTGACCCATAGCGTCAATCTCTGCCGCGTTCATTCCCCATGAGTGTGTCATTGAGGCGGCCGCCATATCCATCGCCATATACGGACTGATGAGCGGTTGGTCGGCAATCTTGCGCATTAAGAACTCGGTCTTACTCTTGGGCATTTGGTAATCCACCGCACGCTGATATACGGCGTTGTAGACCTCTGCACGCAGAGCGTCCTCGGCGGCTCGCTGTACCGACCTGCCGTTGAGTTCGTTCGTGTGAGCCGTGAAATACTGCTGATAGTTATACAGCGATTGCTGACGATATGACGAGGGCAGATTATTGAATATAGTGTTGGCCATAGACTCAAGGTTGAATGTTTCCTTGCGCTTCACGGCTCGGTTGTAATCTCGCAGGTTCTCCTCGGCGGTCGGTAAAGGCATACCATCCGGTCCAAAGGCTCGGATATTACTGCGGAAGGACTTGTTGTATTCCTCCAACTCTCGGCGGTAGTCCTCATCGGCGGCTCTA